GTGGCCTGCTGCCGGTCGGCGGCGCACACGTACACCTCCGCCCGCTCCTCCCCGTCCCCGCAGGTAAGGAGCAGCGCCACAGCGGCGGCAAGCTCCGACTTGCCCTGCTTCTTCGGGATCTCAACATATGCTGTGTTGAACTGGCGGTAGCCGTTCGGTTTCAGAGTGCCGAAAATGTCACGGATGATCTGCTCCTGCCAGTCAATCAGCTCAAAGGGCTTCCCTGCCCATGTCCCCTTGGTGTGGCAGAGGCTCTCGATGAACATCACGGCAAAATCGGCGGCGTCCTTATCATAGCGGCTGTCCTTCGCCTTAAATTTTGTTGGCCTGTATTTTTTCAGCTTCCGCATCGCCATCGGCATCACCTCCAGAAGATGGCATAAAAATTGGCCTGCCTATGGCAAGCCCCAATCTATCGGTACAAGATACAGAGCCTTCCGGCTCCGTTCTTGTAATGCTCTGTTTTTCGTTTACTGCTGCATCGCCCAGGCGATTGCGTGGCCGTCATCCTCGAACTCGGCTCCGCTTGCCGCCCGGAGTCCGATGGCTCCTTCGCAGGTGTGGTCGTCGCCCAGGAATTCGTAAGCCGCCCCGAAGTAGCAGGGCTTGTTCGGGCCGTTGAAAAAGTACCCGGCGATGACCACCCTGTCGCCAAAGGTCAGCAGCTTGCTCCATCTGCACTCCAAATCTTCCGGCGTGGTGGGGTTCGGCAGTCTGTAAATCCTCATTGCATCGTTGATCTTCATGGTCTGTGTCCTCCGTTTTCTTTTTTTGTTTTCCCTTTCGGTAGTACACATATTCGCTCTAAATGCCGATAATTGCAAGCAAATCCGGAGCATAAAGTACACAAATATCTGCTGGGGAAACTGTGTATATCTGCCACGGGCAAAAGAGCCTTCCGGCCCGGTTGCCCTGCGGAAAACCCGCCTGGATGCTATTGGAACGGAAGCTCCACCGACTCTTCCATCTCTCTTTTCCACTCCGCATATTCCTCGTCGGTGACTTCCGCCGCCCCGGTGCAGACCGGGCATTCCTGTCCAAGCTCCCTGTCCGACGGCGCCTCCGCCCCAGGCTCATACTGGTTCGGCTCCTCCCACTGCCTCCGGGCCTTTTCATTTGCCTGCCGGATCGCCGTCTCCTCATCGGGGGCCTGCTCCATGTCGTTCCACCATTCCGGCTCGCAGGGCCAGCCTTCCGCATTAAAATCCGTACCCGGAACCACCAGCCATACTTTATACCATTTCATCCCTGCCATAAAAAAATCCTCCTTCGCCCCGCACTGCCCTGCGGATGTATTTTTTGCCTTCCAGTTTTTTCCGGGGCTTCCGGCCTGCCGGTTTTCCTTCCCGGCAGGCCGCCCCGTGCCTTACGCTTCTTCCGCCGCCATCTGGATCGCCGGGATGACCGCCCGCTCCTGGGTCTGGAAGTCCGTGTAGTTCGCCTTCACTTCGGTCAGCCCCGCCATCTGGAAGCCATGCTTTGCAAATTCCGCAAGCGTCGGGATCAGGCTGGAAAAGGTGCTGCTGATGGTGAACTCGGTGATGCCGTTCTCCTTCAGCGTTTCCGTGATCTCCCCGACCTCGCTGTCCCAGATGGCCTCGCCGAAGTCTATCCTGTCGTTGCCCGCCGTGATGCTGTTACGGTATGCCCAGAACAGTGTCGGGTTTATCCCCCAATCCTTAAGGCTTGCCGCCTTCTCCGCGATGGCCTTTTCAAAAAGTTCGATTCTCTTCATGGTGTGTACCTCCGTTTTGTTTTTTTCCCTTTCGGTAGTACACATATTCGCTCTGATTGCGGATAATAGCAAGTCAATTCCGGGCATAAACTGTACAAATATCTGCGCCGGGAATTGTGTAGTTTATGGCGCCTGATCCCCGCCAACCTCCCTGCGGATCATGTGTTTGGAATGCTGCCGTTCCGATTTCTTGAACGGCCGCTTGTAGCGCCTCCGCCTCTGCCCGCGCCTTTTCCCGGACGCGGGCATGGCGATCCCGGTGTGCATCTCATCCCCGTACTGGTGATCCTCGATCCACCGGAGGTTCCTGCCATATGCCTTCATCCTTCGCTGCCCCCTTCCGCGCATCTGTGGATGGCTGCAAGGATGGCATCCTGCTCCTTTTCATCCACACCGATGCTCTCCAGCGCCTCCCTGGTGCCGCAGTCCGGGCAGAGCTGCGTCCTGCCATCCGCCCGTGAGACTGCCGGCCTGCCGTGGTAAGCCTGCCCGCACTTGGGGCATACCCTCTTTTTCCTATCCGTGTGTTTCATTCCTCATCCGCCTCCTTTCCGAGCGCCGCCTCCCTGCTGCGGAACATCCGCCCCGCGGACGCGCGGCATCTGCTCCCTTTCCTGTTCTCCAGGCAGAAATACCTCCCGTCAAACCCCCGCACGGTGTATGCGCCGGTGCAGCCGTTCTCCCGGTTCGTCACCAGGAAGCAGGCGTCCCCCGCTTTCCACCCGTCCGGAAATTCCCGCGCCTCCCCCGCCTCGCTGTCGGCATACGCACGTTCCAGGAATGTCTCGTCAAACCCGAAGCTGCGGTAGCCCTGCCTGCAGGTCTCCATGTAGAGTCCGCTCGGAACCCCAAGCGGGCGGTCCTCGTGCATGATGTAGACGAATACCCTGCGCCTGCGGACCTTGTCGGTCTTAATCCCCTTGAGCGGCAGCTCCATCTCCTTTTTGTAGTAGAACGTGGGGAAGCCCTCGTAGCGGTCCAGGGCCGCCTCGTTCTCCGCGCTCACCTCCCAGGCCGCCACGGGGACACGTGCGCCCTCCTGCGGCTCGATGGTGAGGTAGGAGCCGGTCCTGCTGCCTTTGAACAGCAGCCGGTAGCCTTCAATCACCGAAGTGCCGATGATCCTCGCCCCAGGGCAGCGCATCCGCATCTGGGGGATGTTTAAATTGGAGCCGTATGCGATGTAGTATCTTTTTTCCATAGTGTTTTCCTTCCTTTCCGAAGGGCCTACCCTTCTACTGCCTTAAGGCCACTTTTTTGCGGCTTGGGTAAGGCGGCAGGAGGCTGGGCCCTGCGGTTTATCTCCCGTTGCGGAAGGATGCGTCCCCGCTTAAGCGGCGGGTCAGGACCTCCCTCGCGGTCTTGAATTCGTCCCCGATGAAGCCGAGCCGGAGGAGCCAGGTCCTCATGGCGTATTTGGGGTTCTCGTGCTGCTGCGGCTTCGGGCTTGCGCTCTTCACTTCCTTCGCCATCTGGCTGAGCAGGAGGCAGAACTGGATGTACCCCTTGAGCTGCCCGGCGTGGAGGCCGTTCCGCTTCCCGTCTGCCGGGGCGTCGAACTGGAAGAGCCGGAACTCGACCGTGGCCTTCGTGAAGGTCGCGTGGTAGTTGAGCATATAGTACCGGCTGTCGTTGTAGTGGGCGCTGCGGTTGTAGCCCGCGCCGTGGCTTGCGTACCAGATGTCCGCGAGGGCTGCCATGGTCTGCGGCTTCTTTTTGTTGAGCTGCTCCAGGAAGCGCGGGTCCACCGTGCGGCAGTAGCGGCTCATCCTGCCCCGGTCAAGGTCGAGGGCTTCCGCGATCAGGCCCTCGTGGCCCGCCATGATGTTGGCGAGGTTTCTCAGGCTCTGCGGCGTGTGGCCTTTTGCCCCGATGTGGATGTGTACCCCGCAGCCCCTCCCCGCGTCGCTCTTCGCGCCGGCGTGCCGGAGCTGCCTGACAAGTTCCTGCAGGGTTTCAATGTCCGCGTAGGTGAGGATTGGCGTTACCAGCTCGCATTTTTCGCTGTCCGGCCCCGCGATGCTGACGTCCCTCTGGAATTTCCATTCCCTGCCGTCCGCGTCCCAGGCGCTCCAGGTGCAGTATCCGTTCCGTGCCGCCGTGTCCTTGTACCGCCCGGTCCCGAAAAACTCCGCTGCTGCTTTTGCCGCCCTGCTCCTCGTGATGCCGTTCATCTCTATCTCCACCCCGATGGTCTGTTTCTTTGCTTCTGCTATCTGCCTTGCCATTTTTTCGTTCATCCCTTTTACATCCGTTTTGTGTGTTTTCCCTTTCGGTAGTACACATATTCGCTCTAAAAGGGGATAATAGCAAGTCAATTACGGGCATAAAGTACACAAGGTTTGATGCCGTATTTTGTGTAGTTTATGGGTTCCTCCCACTATATTTTGCGGACTTCGTCCTCGCCGTAGATCACATGGAGGTGCGAACCGTTGTTCCAGCGGACCATCAAAGAAGCCGTGTCGTCCACACCTTCCACCACGCCCTCCGTCCCGGCTGGCGGGGCCTGGCAGTCGTCCATCCTGACCAGGGCCACCCGCGTCCCCGCAGGGTACTCCCTGCGGACGCGCTCTACAATCTCCCTACTCGGAAATGTCATTGTCTGCCGCCCCCTTCCTTGCCCCGCTCTTGAAGCTGCCGTTGCCGGAGAGGTTCTTCAGCAGGACCTTCCTCTCGTTTTTGTATTCCTCCCCGATGAATCCGAGCCGGAGCAGGAAGCACCGGAAGGCGTATTTCTCGTTGTCTGCCGGCCGCTCCTTCGCCGTGACACGCTTCTGCTTCCGCGCCATGTCGCAGAGGGCGGTGATGAAATGCGTGTATGCCTTCGCCGCATCGC